TTATGGTCATGTAGTCCGAGTTAGCCCCGTTCTCAGAACCAAATACCATGTTGAAGCTGTTTACAGTGGTCGGATATATCCACGCCTCTAGGGTGAAATCCCCTGTTAATTGGAAAACAGTGTTTGCGGGTGCGGTTATGTAATCACCATTGCCATCAAAGAAAGCGCCGTAATACGGCGTTGGCAGCGTGGTCGCTGCAAACGGTCCGAACTTTTGCACACTGACATTGCCATTGCGGGTGATGGTGAAGTTGTTGGCAGAATCATCAACGATATTTCCATCACGGCAGGTCAGCAGACTTGTGTTTTGAACAGGCTGCAATGGCACTGTGCTTGGCGTGAAGTTTGCCGTGTAAAGCGCCGTGCCTTTAATAATTCTGAAATTGCTGATGTATCCAGTAAGGAAGTTTTCAGTAGTAGAAAATCGGGCTGCAATTACAACAGGAAGATTGCCGTAATTGTTGCTGTCCGTCCAACTGCTTCCTACTTGTACACCATTCAAAAACATCCTAGTGGTTGTTCCTGATCTTGAGAGAGCAAAATGGTTCCATGTGCCAACGGTAACAACACCGCCTGTTATAACAACAGCTGCGTTAACAACAACCTCTAGTGCCGCGCTAGGATTTATGTAAGTAAGCAATGCTGCTTGACTTCCTGTTGTTCGTTGATCGAACAGATAGGCTGCTCCACTAGGTGGAATGCTTGATGTATTGAACCAGCACTCAATAGTGAAAGCGCCCGTTCCATATCCAAATGCAGCATTGGATGCTACGTTTAAATAGTCGCCAGTGCCATCAAAATAGTTGCTCCAGTTTTCCCCAAAAGGACTGAATGCGCCCTGTGTAGTGTTGCCATTGCGAGTGATGGTGAAGTTGTTCGTTGACGAATCAATGAACGTATTGTTCTGTGCGCCGTTCGTCCCGCTGCTTTCCAGAAGTGTCGTGACGTTATCAAAAAACGGATCAGGTAAGGCCGCTGTGGCGCGTCTTGATGTCTTGGATGCTGCAAACATGTCAGTAGTTCTGTGAAACGATTACGCCATACCAGTTCGTGCCATCGCTGAAGAAGGAATACATATCCATCTTGCTGGCAGTTCCAGTGATTGTTGGAGCAGTACCACCTGGCCAAACCACAGTTGACCAAGTAACTGAACGGCTGCCTGTTGCGTCTTGCCTAAGCATGATGATGAACGACTTGCCAGCAACTGCTGTGGGCATCGTGATTGTGGCGTTACCTGTCAGCGTTAAGTTTTGGACAGTACCGTTTGCCAGGTTAACCGTGATTGCTGTACCGGTGTTGGCGGAAAACAGGGTCTCAACGTAGTTGGTGACTGTTGGATTGGTCAGTACAACGCCTGTCCCGGTAGAGCCACTTGGAATATCAAACGTATCGCCCGAGGCGATTTCACCAAGAGCAGTTACGTCTGTCGACGTATAAATGCTTTTTACAAGGTTGACTACTGGCATGATTTACCTTACGCTGAAACGATGTTGATGTTGTCTTGCGTTCCATTTGCTTTATAGAACGGAAGGGCATTGCTGTCAATCAGAGAGATTGCGTCGTACGTGCCGCTGGACTTGTAAAACGGGAAAACGCCGCCACCACCCCCGCCACCACCAGAGGCAGCGATTGTCTGGTTTGGCCAAGTGCCAGAGATAGTGACGTTAGTTCCAGCCACCAGGCCTGGAGTAGCAGTGCCGGTTCCCCCGTTGGCAACAGGCAACAGGCCCGTTACTCCAGTAGCCAAAGGCACTCCGGTCAGCCCAGAGCCTGATCCGTTATAGGCTGTTGCCGTGAGGGTGCCGCTAAGAGTGGTGTTGCCGGAGCTGTTAACACTGATCCGTGGGTTCCCATCCCCGTCAGACAGCACAATGTTGTTGCTGGAAGTTCGGATGTCCAAGCCGCCCTGATTGCCGTTGTATGCACCGAGGACCGTGTTCTTGGAGCCTGTTGTAATAAGCTGACCGGAAGACTTGCCCACAAACGTGTTTGAGCTACCGGTAGTCAGTGCGGCACCCGCCTCCCAGCCTAGTCCGGTGTTATAGGTACCATTCGTGGCGGCATAGAACACCCTATATCCCACTGCGGTATTCCCATCCCCTGTAGCCTGTACAAGGGCTGAAGTTCCTACTGCGGTCAGCTGTGTGGCTGAGGTGGCCCCCTCAAGGGCATAAGCCCCTACCGCAGTATTATTAGAGCCGAAAGAGTAATAAAGCGCATTCGCCCCTATCGCTGTGTTAAAACTGGCATTAGTAGCAAAATAACCTGCTTGATTCCCTACTGCAGTGTTGTTTTGGCCTGTTGAGGTTTGGCGAAGCGCTGTAGACCCTACTGCAGTGTTGTTAGAGCCGGTGCTATTGGCCAGAAGAGCCTGCACGCCCATGGCGGTGTTTGTGGAAACTGCTCCTGTACCGCGCCCTATCGTAAGGCCATAGATTAAACCGTCTGTCGTTGCACTGTTTTTTAATACCTTACCTGTTGTTCCGTCAAACAGTGCGATACCGTTTGCAGTAGACGACGAGGGGCCTGTAACATCGCCCCCGCCACCACCGCCAGAGGCAGCGATTGTTTGGTTTGGCCACGTACCTGTAATGGTTACGTTTGTGCCTGCTACCAAGGAGGGTGTAGAAGTGCCGGTGCCGCCGTTGGCAACTGCAACAACCCCACTGACGTTGGCAGCTGTACCGGTTGTGTTCTGGTTGCCTGTGGTGTTGACGCCTGGCAGGTTGATGTCGGCCGAACCGTTGAAGCTCACCCCACCGATGTTTCGGGCAGTTTGAAGCGTGGTTGCTGTGGTTGCGTTGCCACTTAACGCGGCCGTGACCGTGCCTGCACTGAAATTGCCAGAACTGTCGCGCGCGACAATGGCGTTTGCGGTGTTTGCACTGGTAGCGGTAGTGCCTGAGTTTGGAATCGAGATGGCCGTATTGGTGACGGACGTCACTTGACCCTGTGCGTTTGTGACAAACACAGGAACTTGTGAAGCCGAGCCGTATGTGCCCGCAGTGCCAATGTTGGCGATGTTGAATGTAAATGACGGCGACTCGCTCAGGCCTGTGCCTGCCGTGTAGGTGATTGGCGCAGAGAACTGCTGGAACACAATCGCTGTTGTGCCGATGGTGATGGGTGGCGGAGTCTGCTGCACCCAGGCAGTGTTGGCATTGGCCGTGCCGCTGGTGACCAGGAAGAAGTCACCCTCGTCGATCTGATCGACCCCCGTACCGACAGAGTCCATGTCTGTCGATCTGGTCAGGATGAAGGGCGCACCAGGCGAGGCGTTGCCAGCTTGAGTCAGCGTGTAGACACCGTTCTGAGCGCCATTGGCCTGGTTCTTGATCAGAACACGCGTGCCGTTATCTGTGGGCGAGGTAAACGTGTAGCCATCGATCGTCAAAGCGCCATTGGCGTTTGCGGTAAGCGTTGCTCCCACGCCGCTCGTGCCGTTGTTGTATGTGACGGCGGGCAGCGCTGCGGTGGTTGCATACCCCACCGCTTCATGGAAGTGAATGCCAGACGCAATGGCGTCGGCATACTGCTTGTTGACGATGTCAGTGTTGTTGGTGGGAGCAGTGGTAATCGTGCCCGTTGTCAGAGCCACCGAAGTGATGTCTGTGTTCGCCCCTGACGCTGCAGCAGACAGGTTTGCTCGGGCGTTTGTTGCACTTGTTGCCCCAGTGCCGCCATTTGCAACAGCCACAACGCCTGACACATTGGCCGCTGTGCCAGTGGTGTTCTGGTTCAATGTTGGGACATCCGCAGCTTGGATCGCGGACATGACCACATCTGTGCCGTCTCCTCGCAGGTACTGTCCAGCGGTTACTGCGCCAGCCAGTGCATCCATCGCCGCCTGGCGCGTCGTTTGGCCTGTACCGCCCTGTGAGATGCCCAATGGTGTTCCAAGCGTCAAGGAGCTGAAATACGAGACTGCATCCACCACGTTCACGCCATCCACGTACAGGTGCATCTTTGCGCCATTGGGGACAGTAATGCCCGTACCTGCAGCGGTTTTTACAGTGATGCTCCGGCCACCAGTCGTACTGTTCTGAACGATATACTGCTTTTCAATGGTCGGAACCACCAGGTTTCGTGGTGCGGTCAAGCTGCCCGTGGAGGTCATGTTAAGGACCAGGGCACGCGCTGTTTGCGAAGCAACAGTGTCGGTGAGGCTGATTGTCAGATCAGCGTCAGTTGTGAAGACCGGATTCCCAAGGCCTGTGATGGCCTGTTCGATGGCCGTACCAATGTTGCTGTTGGTCGTCTCACCCCAGTTGCCAGCCTGATCACCAGTTCCGATCAGTTCAAATTTAAGCTCTGAAAACGTGCTTGCCATAATGAGTCCTTATGTAAAAACCGCAGTCCATGTAACGGCACTGCTGTCGTTAACGGGTCCCCATGCGATGGTGTTATTGTCGTTGACAGCGGACCATGTGACAACGTTGTCGTCGTTGACAACGCCCCAAACGAGTACGCCCGAGACCAGCCCTGTCGCCTGCACTCCTGTCACCCGCACGGCCACACTGACAAAAACGATCTCGCCTACCTCGCCTACCGCCTGTACCCCGGTAACCGGAACAGATGCTGAGGCTTGGATGGCCACCTGGCCAACCGAGGTTATTCCCGTCACCCCAGTGACAGTCACCGCAGTCACCGTGTCCACCGTCACCTGGCCAACAGAGGCTGTTGCTGCTACCCCCGTGACGGAAACCTCTGCATCCCCTGTCGTCGCTACTTGGCCAAGGAGGGCAGTACCAGCTACCCCTGTGACGGATACAGATGCTGAGGCTTGGATGGCCACCTGGCCAACGGAAGCCGTTCCAGTGACCCCTGTGACAAGCACAGGGACAACGTTTGTCACCTCCACCTGGCCAACAGCGCCGACGCCCTGCACCCCTGTAACAGCCACTTCTGCTGTGCCTGCGACGGCCACCTGGCCAACAAAAGTGCTTGCCTGTACCCCAGTGAGGAGTACGGAAACAGAACCTTGGGCATCTACCGTAACCTGACCGAGAGCGGTGGTTCCCTGTACCCCCGTCACGGACACAACCGCTGCGCCCGCTACTGCTACTTGCCCAACAAAGGAGTCTGCCTGCAGGCCAGTAACCGGGACAGGGGTTACCAGCTCTACTGCTACTTGTCCAACAACCGCAGTGCTCTCTACCCCAGTGACGGAGACGACTGCTCCACCCTGTACCGCCACCTGTCCAACGGCGGCTGTGCCTGCTACACCAGTGACAGGAACATCAACTGACGTTGTAGCGTCTATCGTTACCTGACCGAGGGCAGTTGTGCCTACTACCCCATTGACGGAGACGACAACTGACGTTGCGGTGTCTACCGTTACTTCACCAACAAATCCAGTTGCCTCTACGCCTGAAACAGTTACAAGCGCAGTGGCCGATGTCTCGACCTGTCCAACGAATCCAGTTGCCTCTACGCCGACAAGGTTAACTGTGGCGCTTTCGGACTGCGTGACCTCACCTACCGCTCCCGTTGCGGCAATGTCAAGCGCGCCCTCCCCCCAAGGCTGATCTCCCCAGCCTACGCCAGACGCGTTCCATCCGTCAAAGGCAACAGCCGCATTGGACATCTACGGCTTTTATGCAATTCGGATAATCGCATTTGTAGCGTCAGCAGTCGGGAAAATAATGGTGAAAGTGCCTGCGGTAGACGTTTTTGCACCACCAAAATCCAGCACGCAAACGGTTGGATTGCCTGCTGCTGTGTCGTTGTAAATCAAAGCGCCAAAAGCAGTGATGGTCGCGCTGGTAAACGACAGATCAGCGAAATCTGTGAACGCTGTTGTACCGCTAGAGGTTGGCGTAATGTTGGTCAACGTGCCGCCGCCAGCCGAGTAGCTGCCAGAGGCCGATACTTCACCGGAGGTAGTGTAGGCAGTTGTCGCAGCGTTGAACGACGGAGTGTTGTCGTACAAAGCCAGTTTAAAAGTATCGCCAGTGCTGGCCGTAAAGTTGTGCACGGCCTGCATCAGCTCGACCTTGAAGCTGGTGCACATGAAGTTGCCATTGAATGCCATTTTAATCTCCTAGTAAATGAACCAAGTTGGGGTGGCCAGCTTGGGTAAGCCTGGCCGCAATTGTTGCTCTGTCCTGCTCAATTGCCTCTTTCAGGTAAAACGCCACCACTTGTTTGACGTTTTCCTTAAATGCTCGGGCCTGCGCCTGCACCGCCGGGTGCGACTGATCACCGATGTAGATGATCTTGTCAGCGGCGCGAGCGGCCAGCTCTTCAGCTGTCCAGCCGCGAGACTGCGTTGTTTCAACAAAGACACTGCCTGTAAAGACTTGAACGGGAGGTGTAATCATGGCCCTGGTGACTCCGACTTAAGTGGAATACGAAGCATACCATCTCGGTATTCGTCACGACGACGGCGACCTTGCTGCTCAGTGCCCAAGCCCTGTATGGCCTCTTTGTAGGCCGCGCGGAAATACTGCATCATGTCCGCAGGTCCCTTGGTGTAGCTGTAGGCCTGAATCAGGCATGCGTACAACAGCGCTTCAGGTGCGTTGTTGCTGATCCAGGTGGTCTGGTTGGTGGAAGACAGCTGCGCTGGACGATAGATATAGCCCAGTTCCACGCTGTAGTTCTGGTTTGGCGTGGGTGCAATGTAAAAAGTGTTCTGGTCCCACACTGAATAGTATTTGGGAGTGCCTTGCGTAGCACCATTAGCCCAATACTCCTTCATGAAGGACGTGTCTCGGAAGTCCAAGAAAATCTGGTCTCCATTGGAGGCCGTCAAGATCATGTAGCGGTGCGTGAGCAGGTCAGATGGAGCAGTCAGGAACTTGTTGCCCTGAGTCATGTTGCCCGTGACTTCCAGCTTGAACACATCCAGGTCGATCTCGCGGAGAATCTGGTTCTCCGCCATCGTGATGAAGGTGTTGATCACCGGCTCGGTAAAGACGTTGCTTCCTACCTCGGTGTAGTTGCGGATGTTGGTGACAAGTTCGTTGTAGTTCATGTGATGCTCACAGTCACTGATCCGACAACACCCTGCGCGATGAGCGCCTGGTCTTGTACGTACGGCTGCATGTTGGTGCCGCCCCGCACGCTGCCATAACTTTGAAAAGCGGTAAAGCCTGGTGCGCCAACAAAGACGGACACAGGCTCGATGCGATCGGGACGCGGATCGCGCAGGGCGATGGCATCGCCCCTGTAGCGCAAGGGCTCGAGTTGCGGCTCTTTCGGCTCGTAATCGTCTGGACACACCATAAAGCCGCGCCAGTTCTTGCGCAGGGTGTTGTACTGATACCGCTGGCCGCAGTAGTCGCACAGCCCATAAGAGAATTTGCCGGTCGCAAAAGCCATGTCATACCCCCAAATCCGGTACGAATTGCACGCTTGCGGTGTCGCGATCCTCCAGGGCGGCGCGCTGGAAGTCTTCCTCATAGATTGCCTTGAGGGCCGCAGCGCGGTCAGCAGCAAACTTGAGGGACAGGTAGTACGCCAAGCCGGACGCCAAACAGGGCAAGAAGCGGAAGTTCACGTCTGCCGTGTTGGTGTAGTTGCCTGCGTCCTGGATGCGACGGATGCGGTAGTAGACGAACGTGTAGTTCTGGTCTGCCGCCGGGTAGAAGTACACCTTCGGGACGTTGGTGCGCTGAACGTAAAACTGCGCAGGACGAGCCCGCGTTGTTTTGTCAGGGACATTGAGCCAGTCTTCGCGACTAATGCGCTCAATGTAGACATCCGTGTTGATGCCTTGGTTGTTCTGACGAATGACCGCCTCAAGCACATTGACAACCGATTCGTCCAACGAAATCTCGTTGACGCCAGCGGTCAACGGGAAAGTGGCCTGCTCGATTGTCCACAGGTTCAGCCCGCGATTGGCCCAGTCAAGGAAAAGCAAGTTGAGCGAGCGACGGGCCGACGAGAGTTGATACCCGCTGGTCGCCCGTATGCCGCACCGCTCAAATGCTTCCTCAACCAGGTCGTCAATCGACAGGTTGAATGAGGTAGTGCCTGAGGTGGCCATTTAGCAGACTGCTCCGCCCTTTTTGTAGCCCTTGGCCATCATGCCACCGCCCATCTTGCCAACGGGCTTGCCCATGGCCATGCGCTTGTGCTCATTCATGCCGCCTTTGTTGGCCATGCCACCTTTTTTCATCATCACAGGGCCAGACTTTTTGCTTGGCTCAGACATGACGCGATTTTTGGGACCGCTTTCAACAGCACCGCCGCCACGAGTGGCGCAACCCATTCCTCTTCCAGCCATGATCATGCTCCTTTTTTCATTGCACGGCCCTTGACGTCGGCCGTTTTACGAGAAACAGCACGACCCATCTTGTCCGAAGCGGACTTCATGGCCATGCCACCTTTTTTCATCTTGCCAACGCCGTCAGCTGCAAAAGCAGGCACTGATTTGCCGCCTTTTTTGACCATTTTCATTGCGTTTTTCATGTCAATTTGCCTTTCGCATGTCGTCGAGTTTTTGCTCGAGTCGATTAAACCGTTGATCCATGTGGCTGACAAGTTTTTCAACTCGATCATCCACCTCTTTTCGAGTGATGTGGTCCCTGGCAACCTCTTCGCGTGTTCGGTTCAACAAAATGCTGATCCGAGACAACTCGTCGAACTTGCTTTTGAGCAAAAACCCCATAAGTCCCACAATCGCCGTCAAAACGACATTCCATACCATCATTTCCACGGCTCAGCACCTCCAACGCTTTCGCGCTTGGCGGAGCCTGCTGTTCGGGTCCTTGGCAGCTTCAGGGAAATCCTTCATCTGGCCCTCGGACCGCGCACAGTACGATGCTCGGCGCTTTGCCTCTGCAGCCGTCGGTGTCTTGGTGGTCACCGCCGTCTTCAGTTTGCTTCCAGGGTTGGCCTTGCGGTACGCCGCAACGCCTTTTTTGGTCATGCCTGCGCCTTCCTTGGTGGCGCGGAAGTTTCCGCTCTTCACCGAGGTTTTAATGCCCATGCCTTTGGAAGCCATTAGACAGCCGCTCCGCCTTCGAACAGCAACGTAACGCTTGTCACGTCTGCTGAGCCAAAAGTGATGTGAATGCCATTCGTGAACAAGATGCCCTGGTCAGGGATCATCAGGTCCTGTGAGCCTGCGGAAGCAGGGGTCTGCAGCGACAAACGAGCTGTGCCGCTGGCTCCGCCGTCCTTGAGGACAACAGAAGAAGCGGTGGCGGTGTTTGTGAAGTAAACCCCCAGCAGACGCGCGCGGCCGGAGACGGCATTTGCGGTTGCCGTCTTCTGTACCGACTGGATATTGCTGGCAGCCATTTAAAGCTCCTGGTTAGGCAGCGATAACGATCGCGCCGTAGGTGGCTGCAGCAGGATCAACGGGGCTTGCAGTGATATTGGACGCACGAATAGTCACGGTGTCGGCAGCCGAGACGAATGCGTTAAAGATCAGGCCGGCAGCAGGGGCAGCAGGCAGGGCCATGATGACTTCATCGCCAACGGCAGCGCCAGTAATGGTGATAGTCAAGTCTGCCTGGGCAGCTGCGCCAATAGAGCCGAAATTCAGGGAAGCGGAGCCAGAGCGCACCTTGGAGATGGTGCTGCCGTCGCCAGCGATAAAGCCGTTCAACGAGCGTACTGGGCCGGAGAAGGTGGTCAAAGCCATGATGATTCCTCACATGCGAGTTGAGGTGTATCTGTCTGCATGTCGTCAGCCCCGGGGCTGTCAGATACACCGAAAAAATCCGGGATGGGCACAATATAACCCATATCGACAAAAAGAAAAAGGGGCCGAAGCCCCTTTTTCTTGACCGGGAACTTCCGGCTCTTTTCGCTTAGGCTGCGCCTGGCGAACCGAACATGCCGCGTGGGTCGCTGAAGCCGAAGCTGTAGCGTTCACGGGCCTTGTAACGGACGTTGCCGGTGTCGAAGTCGCCTTCGAAACCAGTCTTCATGGACACACGCTCGAACATCTTCATGCCGTTGGGTGCGTCTGTCTTGATGAAGTACGCATCGGGGTCGGTCAGGAAGTTGTTGATGGTGTAGCCCTGAGGCACCATGCCCATGTTGCGCAGAGCGTTGATGTCGTTATCAGCAGTACCGACGCGCAGCGTGGACTTCATGATACGGTCAGCGGTGAACTGCAGCTCTTTGGGGATGATCAGCTTCAGACCCTGCACAGCGATCTTCAAACCGCGTTCATCGGTGAACGCCTGGATGTCGATCAGAGACTGTTCCAAGGAGGTCTCGGACAAGTCAGCAGGTGTGGCCAAAGTGTTGGCGAGGTCAGGACCGCCCAGAGTGGGGTGGTTCAGCGAGCACAGAGCAACACCGTCGCCACCGATAGAGGTGGTGAAAGCGCCGTTCAGCACAGCTGCGGCCTTGATCTGCTTGGTCTGAGCCATCGAGCGAGCCAAAGCCTTGGTGTAGCGGGCCGACAGACGGTCGTAGAGGTTGTCCTCAACGGCTTCTTCGGTCAGCGAGAACGCCAGGGCGATGGTCTCGTGGGTGTAGCGAGCAGTGTAGACTTCTTGCGCCTGGTCGTATGCGACGCCAGCGCCTTCGGTCTTCACAGGAGCTTCGCCGAAGCCCGATTCCATCACTTCCTCTTCAAACGCGCGGTCCGAAGATTCGATGGAGTAGATTTGCGTGTGTTGGTTCTCGTAGTTTTTGTACTCGAGACCGAACAGAGCATTGAGACCTGGCTCAAGCTCTTTCACCAGTTGTGCACGTGAAATTGCCATGATTGATCTCCTTAGGTGCTAAAGCCTGGCGTGCCAGTGCTGCCATACATGTGCTCGTTAATCATCACAACGAGAACGGCGTATTGGCCCATCTCATTGTCCGGTGTGTTCCACAAACCAACAGCCTTCAGGTTTGCAGCAGCGTTCTCGGTGAAAGTACCGCTCATGGTCATGTTAGACACGCCCGTGGTGGTGCTACCAGTGGTGCTGGCAGTGATGTCAGCATT